ATGTTTTGATATCCAAATGTTAAGAAACTTGACAAAATTTAATATTTTATATATAATAATGTTACATAACTTAATAATTCAATGACTGTTACTACAGAATCAGGTGGAAGACAAAATGCTTTCCCAAATGAAACAAGACCTTACATTGATGATAGTGTTTCCTATGAAGGATACCCTCAGAATGCAGAGAAAGTAAATGGTCGTTGGGCTATGATAGGTTTTGTTGCACTTCTAGGTGCATATGCTACAACAGGTCAAATCATTCCTGGTGTATTCTAATGACATCATCAAACAAGACACTTCCAAACTTTTGGAAAGAAGCAGAACAAATCAATGGCAGACTTGCTATGATGGGTTTCTTTGCACTCATAGTCAACTATGGTTTAACTGGATGGATTATTCCAGGTTTATTTTAAAAAATGAAAATTAATTCACAATTCACAATTCACAACAAAGAGGAAAAACTAATGACACCTGAAGCAGAAAGATTTAATGGTTGGGCAGCAATGCTTGGATTCGTAGCAGCAGTTGGTGCTTATGCTACAACAGGAAATATCATTCCAGGTATATTCTAATGAAAACTATTGAGAAAGAAAAAGTAGTTGCTGAGAAACTTAATGGCAGACTTGCTATGCTTGGCATCATTGCTGGATTAGGTGCTTACCTAACAACTGGACAAATTATACCAGGTTTTGTATAATGAGAAACCCTGTACCCTTTTCAGTAGTGCCATACATTTTTATGGTGGCACTTGGCATGAGCACTGTAACCAGTGTCATGGTATAAGTTTTTTTTTACCCATAAAACTTTACAAAACTAAATAATTATTCATATCCTTTTACAAACACATCTAAATGAGTGATCTCTATCAAGTTGCAGAATCATTTCCAATATGGAAAGCTATACTTTGGTGTTTCTATCCCATGGCTGCTATTGTATTGATTGAGTTATTCCTCAGATCAGTCAATGATAATGATGATGACGACTTTGGTGGTGGTAAGGGAGTAAGAGTTGGAGATATGCAACCAGCATATGTCCCATCAGGTGCTTGACAAGAGGTAAGAATACCTATATATTATATACTAAGTATTTTTACCTATCATGTACCAAACACTTTTCATATCAGGGATTGCAGCATACCTTTTCTTCAATGATACTGTTCTGCAATACGTTTATACTTAAAATTTACAGCTGAGGAGCACAAGCTTAAATGACTCAAATTATTTCGCACTTCATAAATATTCCAGTAGAACATCATGGTCTGCTGGAATTTGCTTTTTTTGTAGGAGTAGGAACAGCAGCAGGTTTAGCAGGAGTTGTATGATCCTATTTTCTTTTATACTTTCATTATTTGCAAATCATCTACCAGTAATGTATGTGCAAGTGCCACAGTGGGCAGATGATTGGGCAGTATGTGCAGTAGATATACCTGATGCAAAGTGTCACTGGTATGTCATGGCACCTGATAATACATTTGGTGAGGGATTCTCATGGGAAGATGCACCTTGGTTTGATGCTAATGGACTCAATGATATAGCACCAATGGAAGCAAAAACTGTTGTAGAGAAGCTACAGGATCAAGAAAGTTAGGAAATCGCTATATATACATTAGATATATCTAACATTATGGCAGAAGAGAAGAAGAAGGAAGAAGTAAAAAAGGAAGAGAAAAAAGGTTTCTTTGGCAAGTTAAAAGAACATGCTGCTGATAAAGAGGAACAACTTGAAATTCTTTCTACTTTTGTAAGACTTGGAATTTTGGTTTGGAGTGGTGCAATATTGACATTAGCATATGTTGAGTTGCCATCTGCTCTTAAGATACCAAAACAGGATCTGGATCCAACTTTCATCGCTTCTGTATTTACAGGCGTACTCGCAACTTTTGGCGTACAAACATCCAAGAAGGGTGCACAAAGTGGTGGTGGTGCCAGTGGTGGAGTATCAAAAGCAGATATGGAGAAGTTGATTGCAGCAGCATCACAGACTGCACCAGCACAAACTATTCGTATTGAACAAGCACCTATTAAAATTACCCCTGAGACAAAATGATTAAGTGGATTGGAGTTGGTTTAGGAACTATTCTAGGCATATCACATATTGGTATGATAGGTTATATTGCCACAGTTAATAAAGAACAAGGATTACCTAAACTAGACATACCAGTAACTCCTTATACATCATATGTTGTTCAAGCAAATAAAGATGGATATAAGTTGAGTTATACTGCAAATGATCCCAAGACAGCATTCATTACTAAGGATATCAAAGAGAAAGCAGGATTCTTAGGTCTAGCAAATAATACTACTCAGGTCACAGAAGAGTATTTCATGGATGGTCAGATCAATCAAGGTGGACCAGTATCTAATCATAGATCTTGGTTAGATGGAACACCAGGTTTAACTCAACAGGAAGCAGCAGATATAACTGCCACACGAAAAAGTGAAGCCTGTATCAAAGCAATTGGATCAGCAGAGGGTACAGGCAGATTGGTTGGGACTAGTATTGGTGCTAGTGCTGCTCCTAGTCTTGCCAATATCCCTTATATTGGTTGGGTTGCTGCTGGTTGGGTAGCAATGTTTGGTGGAAATCAGGGTGCTGATATAGGTGGTAACATGGCAGAGGATCTTAATAAGAATTGTTAAAGAGGGGTGTGGGAGTCCACACATTCATGCGTATTTTTACCTAGTATGTTATACTAAATAATAATGTACTGGAGTTGAAACTATCATGTCCCATTACGTCATAGGTTATCATGACCTACAAAACAATCATTACGAAATCTGTGAATATGCAGATGACGCATACAACGCAATAAAACAAGCAAAAGAGGATTTGCCTAATATGAAGGCAACTCCTCTTTCTTGCGAATACTGTATTAAGGAGGATTAAATGAACAATTTACCAGTTAGATCTACAACCATCCTCTTTGGAGTTGTTATCTTAGCAGTCACCTATTCACCATTAATTGCTTATAGATGAAAAAATTTAATACATGGGTGCTAGACACCACCATCTACATCTTAGACTTTCTTTACAGAGGTAGAGACTTTCAAAGATTTTGGGTGCTTGAAGTAATTGCAAGAGCACCATACTTTGCTTTCATAAGTGTGTTACATTTTCGTGAATCTCTTGGTCTTAGAGGAGAGGATCATGTATACTTAATGAAGGAGCATTTTTATCAGGCATTAAATGAGACAGAACATCTGGAAGAGATGGAACTTAGGGAAGGCAATAAATATTGGATCGACAGGTTCTTTGCCAAGCATCTTGTTCTACTTTATTATTGGATCATGGTTGGGTATTATTTCATTGATCCTATTAATGCTTATGACATCAACATGAAGATTGAGAAACATGCATATGAAACTTACACTAAGTATCTTGCATGGAATCCTTTAGACACAAAGATTGCAGAGATAGCAGATGATGAACTAGCACATGCTAGAGAACTTCACAAAGCAATGTTATTGATAGCATGATTGTCTGGAGTATCATATGGATGATAACACTACTTGTTATGGCAGTTACAACTGTGATATACTACATAATGAGATATGACCTTTACCACCCAAACGATTAATGCTTTCTGCTTTACTTTTCAGTTCTAGTTTTCTTAACTTTATATTCTACATCTATGCAATAGGATTTGTAATTGCATTGGGTTTAGAACAATGGTTGAAGTTTAGACCTCTATCTCCTGAGGAGACAATGAATGAGAGAAATATGTTTATTGTACAGAGCAACAGAAAGTATCTCTGGAGACAGACTTGGGTGGTCAACATCAATTGGTTTGCATGTAATGTAGGATTGTATTTTGTATCAAGAAGCATGCAAACACCTGTGGATACATTCTGGGATGGAGCATTTTGATTAAGTATTTGGCAATACCATTAATATTAGTTGGGTGTACAGCACCAGTTACACATCCACCTGCAGAGGCATGTAGTCCTCGTTTAGATGGTGCACCTACTTTTTGTCCTGATCCTGATCTTCCACTACCAAAACCAAAACCAGTTATACCCAAACCACAAGCAAAGGGTGAGATAGATGTATGGAATCCACATCACTTGATGAATTTGCAGATGATGTTTGAAAGAAATAAAAAGATAGAAGATATTGAGAGAAATGCAACAAAACCTTCTGATGCTATAAATAGTGCACTAGATAATTTTTGGGAGAAACAAGATGGGAGCAATGACCCCTCCAAGCAGAAAGAGTTGTTATAACTTTAGAGTTGTATCAGTTGACAAGGTATTAGATGGTGATACAATAGATGTTACTATAGACCTTGGATTTGATCTCTACAAGAAAGAGAGAGTAAGAATTGCAGGTGTTGATACTCCTGAGAAGAGAACAAGAGATTTAGAAGAGAAGGCATTAGGTATAGATGCAACTAATTGGATGAAAGAACATTTGGAGGAAACAATTAATGGAGATGATGAACTCATTATTAGAACTGAACTCAAAGGTGGCGTGGGTAAGTATGGTAGGTTGCTTGGTTGGTTATATGTTGGCGATGATGTGGTATCACTCAACGAACAAATGATTACTGAAGGGTATGCATGGGAATATGATGGTGGTACAAAACAGAAAAACTTTGAAGAACTACGTGAAATACGTAGGTCTTTTGGCACATTATTAGAGGGTTAAACCAATGCAAAAAATTATTAATGGAATCGCTATTTTCTCAGGTGTAGTGGCACTTGGAGTAGTTGGTCTAGGTGGTTATGTCTTTATCAGAAAAGATGCAATCATTGATGGAGTAAAATCTAAAGTAATGGGATCAGTATTAGATTCAGTTACACCTGATCTAGGTGGTATTGCTGGTGATGCTATACCAGACTTTACAGGACCTGCTTCACCATTACCATCAGCACCAACTCCAACTGTTCCATCATTCTAAATGACAATACCACTTATCTACATTAAGGGTGTTAGGATGAGTGACGTAACAGTACCAAATATATTTGTACCAAACTGGCAGTCTCAACAACCAAGTGTTGATCACTTGGTTCCTCCAGTTGTTTTGAATATAGGTAATCCTATTGTGGATATGCCTGGTTGCGTAAAGGCACACCAAGATAATCAATATCATAAAAGTGGATTACCTGTTGACAGAAATCTTGTAGAGGATGATCCTGACAAGGCAATGATTGTCTGTGATGCAACTGTTCCATCTTATGATGCAATGAACTATGAACCAGAACAGTTGACTATTGTAAGAGAGGTTGAACCACCTCCTGTATCACCTCCACCAGAACCACCAGAAGCAGAAGTTCCTGATACTGGTGATGTTTCTCCAGAAAAAGAATTTCTTTGTCCAGCACCAAATCAACCTAGAGTTGGTGACTTAACACAGAAGGGTGATGAAAGAGTTATTGGTCATGAAGAAAGAGATATAGATGGTGTAAAAACCTGTGTGGTATTATATGAGGACACTACACTAGCAGAGAAACTACTCCCTTCTACAAATCAAGTCACAACTACCACAGCAATAGCAGTGGTTGCAACAGCTGCTGCAGCTGCAACACCTATATTATTAAGAGTAGTAAAACCTATAATTACAAAAGTATGGAAGACCATACAAAAGAAATTTGGTAAAACAGAAAAAAGACTTTCCTTATCTGAAATTAAAACAAACAAGTATAGAGAGAAGAAAGGTCTTCCACCTGTAAAGAGAAAATAATATTATTTAAAATTACCTATAGATATACTTTCTAAGACTGATGCATCTCCAGTTGGTTTAACTTCTATTTCATTAGGTGTAATAGAATGTGTATGATCTGGTAGTGTGTTAGGTGGATTTACTAATACTACATCAGCACATACAGCATGATAAGGAGACTTTGGATGGAACATCACGCCAGCTTTCATAAGTTCTCCACAATTTTTCAAACGAGCTAGTTCAAAGTCAAGCCTCTTATTGGAAGTAAGTTGTTGTTGATATGCTACTTGTGCTGTTGCTGCTTCTATGCAAAGTTTCTGTGCCTTTTTATCTAAAGGTCTTGACCATGTAGCAGATAAACCTGCTGATAAATTATATCCATCTTGCTGTCCAGTTCTTGTAGGAACATAGTAGAGTATATTACCTGGATTATCAATCTGACCATCATCATCTGCATCATGAACATCGTACACTGGATCCATATATGTGTGTTCAAAAGGGCGCTTGAATGATCCTGTTCCTGTGATGTACGGTGTAATGTTCATGGTAGCACCTTGACATTGAACACCATTACCATATGTGTTTGTAATATATGGACCTTGTAAAACTTGTATTGCCTGGTTGGTCACTGAGCCTGAAGAATTGGCAATAGGACTTGCAGTAGCGCTTATTCCACCAACATCTGATGCCATAGCAGCAGTGGGACTTAACAAAGATAGTACAAGTGTACTTACTGTGTAAAGGTGCTTGTTGTGTCGGTGACGCTGTTTATGGTGGTGGTGCGTTGGATTATCGTGTGATTGGATAGCCCTGGTCCAGCATATGTTTCTGTGAATTGGAAGTTTCCAACTCCATTGTTTGTTTGTGTGAATTGTGGTCTGTTCTCTAGATTCAATCCTGTCCATTGTGAAGTCACTCCATCTAATGTAACACTAGTGTTATTGACTGAATTAGCTCCTGTTGGAACTAATGGTCCATCTGCTGATACATTTGTACCAGTTACTGAATATTGCCAGCCAGTATTATAGTCCATAGAATTTATGGTCTCAGTTGTGGTACTGGTGGTCGTAGTAGTCGAAGTCATTGATCCCTGCGTAAAATTGGGGACCACGGGCACTGCATACGCAGCACCTGAGGTACTAAGCAACAGTAATGCTGTTAGTATCCTCTTCATTGTTAAAAGGCAGTAATCTCTGAAACAAATTGCGATGTAGCACTTGATCCAGCTAAGTTTGTACCAGCTAAGGTTGTAACATGAGCATTGGTTATTGTACCAGGTGCAGCTGAACCAGTGGATCCACCAGTGTGCACAGTTACATTACCAAAGTCAGTATGGGTAGAATCTGTTCCTGCTATGTCAGCCTGTGTGAATGACTGTGAGAAAGAGAAAGATCCTGTACCATTTGTTCCACCTTGAGCAGCTGTGATTGTGCCAGGTGTAGCAACACCAGTTGCTGCATAAGACTGAACACCTAAACCACCTGTGACTGGATCATTATTACCAACTGTATGACTAGTGGATACATTTGTACCAGAAATAGAATAGGATGCTCCCATTCTTGTGTATTCTGTATGTCCACCATCATTGATAAACTGAAGACTAGTCTGATGTCTAGTGCTTAATCCACCTGCATTTACTGCAGAACCTGCCATCAATAACAATAATATTGGGAAGAATTTCTTCATTTGATTGTTGATTTGTTGACACTCCGCCTATTTAGTAAACTTTAAACTCTAAATATTAGCAATTAAATACTGCATCTCTTATGAATGGGAGACTTGACAAAGTTGCTATGACTGCTAGAATTATGAGGATGAAAACTGGTCTTTATGAAAAGACTTGGTATCCAGAGTGGGATGATAGGCAGAGAGGATCTGCAAA